CCATACTTTCTGTTCATCTCATCCAATGTAGATGGGAATTCCATAACACTTATTCTCATCATTCCTGAAGGAGCTTGTGAACTCCAACCTGTTTCAACTCTATAAGCATATGGCTTATCATTAAATATTGTTACGCTATTATTTGTATACTCAATACCCCATGCCTCTCTTAAAGCACCTGGAGTGTAATCTTTAGGCCAATATGGGGGTTTCCATAAAGAAGGGTTCCCTATAGGAGTTCTTTCTACTATTCTGTCAAATAATTCTGTACATGCAGCAAAAAAAACTTCACGATCTGCCTTAACTATTATTTCACATTGTCCTGTGAACTTTGATTGCCATTCACTAAAATTAGTTGTTGCCATTATTGTCTTAATTGTACTTTGTACATTACATCATCACCTTGAGCAGTGATAAGTTGTACAGCAATAGCTGTGTATTCTTTGCCATGCACTGTCATAACATCTGATGGCTTAGGTTCTTCTACTGTAGATAGAACTAGTAATATATCGTCTTGTTGAATCACCACGCCATCTATTTCCGACTTATTATAATTAGATGGGTATCCTTTACCGGAATATGTTGTAGGAGTTAAATCTTCTGCTGTTCCTGTGGCGGGGTCGTATGTAGTTACGCGTCTTTCAACTTCTACTGATTCCCCATATTGTGTCAACAGTCTTAATGCTGTGGCTGTCATTCTATCACTAAAAGCACCCATTAAGCTTTACTCACCACGACAGTGTTACCACCACCACTATTACCTAACAGCTTGTATAGCATTGCGTTAACTGTTTTAATTATAGGGGCTGAAGAACTTCCGTCCATGTATTCAACTTCAATTACATCTACACGTTCTCTTTTAACTGTTTGTGTCTGTGTAGCTAAAGGGTCATTACCCTCATCTATTGATATTGCTGTCTGCATTAAAGCATTTTTAAGCTGCATTGGTATTACGTCAGAGTCTATTAGACATTTATCAACGTATACGCAGTATCTAGGCCATTGTAGGGGCTGATCTTGACTAACCCTATACCCTTGGTACTGTAAGCTCTCAATGTAGTCCATAGCCCTTATTAGGAGGGTTTCTGGAGGTAGTGTTAATGTAATGCCTCTGTTGCTAGCATAAGTGGTTAACTCGGCAGCACTAACGTAGCTATTAGCGTTTGGAACAATACTTCCATCTTCTACTATAATTGTTGCTACCATTACATCCTCTTATTTAACTTCACAGTCTTTACAACCCCATTTATCTATAGGGCATTTACTTCCTGCATACATTGTCTTGAATGTCATGTTGCAGCCACATTTCTTACATTTGTTTCTTTCTGCGTTATAGAATGGACAGTCTTTACAAACTGCCAGTCGTTCTTCTTTATTTTCCGCCAGTAGTCTCATTCTTTTTCTTATTCTTTTTGACAGGTTCTACTTCTTTAACCTCTACACCATATTCTTCGTGAATCTTTGGATCGAATTGATGTGCTGGTATAACTAGGAATGTATCTCCATGTTTAATTCTTATTGTATTCATTTGAACCTCTATAATCATCATTAATAAAGAGCCTCCGAAGAAGCTCTTTAGAATTACCTACTATTGTGGTATGTAAACTGCCATTGCTGGTTTAACCATTTTAACGCCCCAAACTAAAGAAAGTTCGAAAGAGTTTGCACGGTAGCCAGGGTACTCAGATAACATCATTGTTAATCCTGACATTGGGTCAGTGATGTAAGAGCGGTTAGTAGCACGGTCACGACCACCTTGGATGTAAGGAGCACGTGTAGCTAATACAATAGCACGTCTGTGTAAAGCTAATTGACCACTTGGAGCAACAACAATTGCTACAGCAGCATTATCAGCTACGTTAGCAGCTAAAGGTTGAGCTAAAGTAATTACGTTACTTGCATAAGAAACTACAGTGTAACGGTTAGTAGCAGCACCAAAAGTAACAACGTCACCAGCAAGAATAGTACCAGTTCCAGTGTCTACAGTTACAGTATAAGCTCCAGCAGTAGCAGCACCATTAACTAAGTAACCTGTTCCAGTTCCATTAACGTGGTTAGCATTAGCAAATTTAGATTCATGTAAACCAAAACCTAATAATTCTAAAAGGTTACCACGACGTAATGTTTCATCAGAAGCATTTTCGTTAGCACGTGTAATGTTGTAGAGGTTACGAACTTGAGCACCAGAAAGAGTGTTCATTACTAAATGTAAATCACCATCATCAGGAGTGTTTGCATCAATTAACATCTTACGGATAAGAGTTAAATCTTTAATGTTGTCTGCTTGAGTACTGAATAATGTTGCGTTAGAAGGAATGTAAACTTGAGCTGCATTGTAAGCAATTGCTGCAATAGAAGCTTCAACTTCGTTAACCAATGTACGCACTGCTTGTTGTACAGTTTGGTTACGCATGTTATCGGCATTGTAATTATAGCTGTTATTTAATGAAGCATCTTCTTCACCAGTGTAGCAGAAGCTAACACGACGGTTGTAGTTTAGAACCATGTTACCAACACCCCAAGCATCTCCATCAGCGCAAGGGAAGTCACAACAGTCTGCTGCAGCATCTTCTGCAGTCATTGTTGGAACTATTGGATATTGAATTGTTTGACCATAAGCTGCTTTCGCTGCTTCCATATTTTGCCATACGGCTGGGATAAACCCAATTTGCTCACGTAGAACTGTGTCTAAGTTAGCTTGTACGCTAGTTATTAACGTACCAAAATTATTTGCTGCCATTTAAAATGTATTCCTATTGGTTATATAATTTGTGCTTTGCCGGCTTGCACCTGCTTTGCGAATTCTAATTGTTTCATTGGTGTCAACTTATTGTAATCATCCATTGACAACTGTTTTGTATCATTTCCCGCACTGCGAGTGTTACCGGGAGCACTACCCCCAATAGCTTTACTGCCTCCTAGTAAAGGAGCATATTTTGCATCTTTTTCGAACTGTTCTTTAATACCTTGTATTACATCTTGTTCTACAGTTCCGTAGTCATCAGCAATTTTGCCTAGACTATTTGCCACGAAGTTACTTAAAAGCTCAGCTTTGTATGCATCTCCTTTGGCTAACTCATTTGCTATTCTTATAGCCTGTCCGTTAATCTTTTCGTCTCGTCTTTCTTTTCTGTCTTGAGCTAGCTGGTTTGCAAGAGTTTGTTTTTCTTCTTGTGCTTGCTTATAGAGCTTCTCAAATTCACCGTTCTTTTCTGCTGTTGTAAGCTGTTCTTTCTTAGCTTGTTCAGCTAATTCAGCTTGCCTACGTTTCTCTTCTTTAGCAGCTTTGGTTTCTTTTAATAATTCATCTTTCTTATTGGCTAATGCTTCTATTGCTTTCTGTGCTTCTGCCAACTGGTGACGTAATGTCTCCACTTCATTTACTTCTACTTGTTCTACTACGATTGTTTCATCGCTCATTCTTCATCCTCAGGATTAAAATATTCATCAAGCTCACGGAGCTCTTCTATTGTAAGAATACCGTGTCTTACGTCACCATTATCAAGAACATTCTTGACAAATTCTTCAGGCTGTGTTTGCAGCCATATGTACAGTGGACTAGAAGTCCGCATCGTCTTCATCCTCTCCTAGTATTGGAATCAATGTACATCCACAGTTGCTATGTGCTGGCACTTCATCCGAAACTTCTTCTAGGTCGTAGGGACCGCCATTAGCCATGTCTTCACAGTAAGGACAGTTATTAAGTTCTAAATCAAGAACCCATTCAACCTGCATCCCACTTTCGTTAGCTACTGTGGACCTTACCTCGCTAGCTACGGACAATAAAGCAAGCCCTGCTAATGCGAAATTCTGTGTTGTAAATAAGCCGTTTGTTCTATCTTCAATCTCATCCTGTAGCTCTTCATCGTCCCATTCTTCAAGCTGTGCATCATTTACAATTTGTGTATACTGACGAGCCTTACTAGTTGCAAACTGTCTGTAAGCATTCTCTATGTTACGTTTAGGAGCATCTATTGAAGTGTTTATTAAAACATCTCTAGCTATCTGATTAACTTGTTGCTCAGACAAAGCCTCTGCATTTGAGGCATCGTATTTCTTTATTTTCTTGTACGTATATTCAGCTTCGTATTGTGCTAGCTCTTGTACAAGCTTTAAAGCTGCTTCAGGTATTAAATTCAAATCCCTTTGTAGTTTAAATTGTAAGTTTAAAAAATCCTTTCTCTTTATAGCTTTTAATATTGTATCTTTAGCCTTGTCTAAATACTTCTTAGTAGCCTTGGCCTGTGTACCCACCATTCTCATCAGGAGAAGCTGGTGCCGTAATAGTTCGTCTCTCAGTGTTGTTGCCATTGTCTATATACGCATCTGCTAAAGGGTCTGTGGTTAAGTCAACATTAAGCTCAATGTCCGTGTCTAAAGAGTCTTTATTAATTACACCTACACGACGTCCATAATCTCTTATTTCATCGGCTGAAACAATTCCTCTATCAAACCATGCAGTGTAACTATTCATAACATTACCGTCTGCAACTTCTTCGTAGAATTGATCATTAAGTTTATAGTATACAGATGTTTCATTAGCACCCATAAACTGACATAATATTTTTAATGCTTTCTCAATACCCCAAGAAGCATTGTATGAGATTGTAGACAGGGAACTTGTTTGACTAGAAGCTCTTAATCTAGCTGCTTCTGCTGTCTCTCTAGAACCTTCTGCTTTCTCAATCATCCTAGCACCAATCTTCTGTGCTTGGTCTAACTTGTCATTCATTGCTTGAGCAACTAACTGGTTAGGATTAGCTTGTAGTAGTGAAGCTGAACCACCGTTAGGTAGAACTAATCCTCTACGGCTTCCATAAGCCACACCAGAGGGGTTTGCTGCTGCGAACTCTTCAGCTGAACTCTCACCTACGTTAATAACTAAATAAGGCTGTCCGTTGAGCCATATGGACTCTTGGTAATCTGCTGAATCTTGGTAGTGTGAACGATTAAGAATCGCCATGTCATACATAGGTTCTTTATCTACTTTAGCGTCATTATCATCTGAACCTAAGAATACAAAAGGAATGTATGTAAAAGGATTGCCTTCAAAATCTAATGGAACTATTCTATCACCTAGAGGCTCTAATCCTGCATCAAATATTTGCTGTGTATAAATGCCATTATCCATAACAAGAACTCTATATTGTATAGTAGTTTCTTGACAGAATATGTCATTATAATCTAGTACAACTGTTTCTGTAAGTACTATTAACCATGGTTGAACAGTGCCATTAACTAACCCTGTCTTCCAATTAATAATTGACTCTGCACAATAAGGCTTTATGTAAGCCCTACCGTTTTCATTATTATAGTCTAGTAATAGACCATATCTTCCAATCTGAATAAGTTCTGATACAGCACTTTGACTAAACTGCCAAATGTTTATACCTGAACCTGTAGCATCCTCAAAAAGATAGTCTAACTCAGGAGGTAAGGAAAGTTTTAATTTTTTGCTGAACACTAATCCAACTAAAGCTTCTAATGTAAAAGAAGTAAAGTTAACTAGTACAGCGTCTTCTTTATACTGCTCATTGCGACACATGTCCTCTTTATCTGGACTACGTAAATAACATTTAGCATCATTATTAATGATTGCTCTAATAAGGTTATATCGTGGCAAGGCACAGTGGTATTCTGGGTGTTGGTCGTTGACCGGCATATTCTATCTCTTTTGCGCAAAAGAAAAAGGTATTTTAAAAATACTCTGTTTAAAATTAAAGCTATAAAATACTCTGTATCCTAAGCCGTCTAGAGGATGGTCGTATCCACTCTTCTTGTCTGGATCACCATTCTTGTCGTAAGCTTGTTGCTCAAGACATTTGGTAATTTCAGGACATTCTATTGTGTTTACAAATAATCTAATATCCGCAAACAGTTGGTTAACACATGCCACCCTATCTTTAATCCTAGGATTATGGCCTTTAGCCCGTACTTCAAATCCAGCTGCTTTTAATAAAGCTATATCACTAGAACTTGCATTGTTAGTTTGTCTCTTAACGCCTGTGGCATCAGGATACATTATAACTATATTGTTGGGCCATCTTTTCTTTATTTCTGCTATTAAATCTGGTGTATCGTATTTATTAACTATCTCTGAAACTATGGAACTTACGCCACCATCGTCTACAAAGACTATACCGCATGTCTTACCAACGTTAAAGTCACAACCTATATGTAATATATCTGTAGGCTTAACTTGTCTTGCAGTGAAGTGGGTGTGCCTATCAAATGTATAATAAACTGAACCACTCTCTAAGTTAACAAACTCACCTTCCATGTATGCTCTTAATAAAGCACCAGGATATGTTCTTTTTAAACCGTCTAAATATTGTTCTGTTAGCGTAGGATTATCTTGTGTCCTACCTCTAAAGATTTTAAAGTCGGGATTACGTAAAGCATTCTCACTATGTTCGTCCCACATTTTGTGACAGAACTTAAATCCCTCAGGAGTAGTGTATGCACTTATCTTATTAACACACTCCCATCGTTGTGACTTATCTGACCAAACTCTATGTTCTTTTGGAACATCTTTAGGGGCCTGTCTATTACGCCCCATTATCTTAAAGAAGGCTGCCTCAGCTTTGTCTGACGGAAGTGTGTCTAATTCATCTATGTGGCTTCTATAGGTTTCATATCCTACTAAGGACTCCACATTGTCCATGCTCTTGAATTGGAAATCTCCAATACCAGGAGAGCTTGTATATATTGCTTGATCTGCTTTGTTGAGTGTATACTTTATACCAAACTCATCTAACCAGAAACTAATTCTTGGTATTGCTACCTGTCTTACAAGGGAATAATCTGGCTCGTATACGCCTATAATGGCATTAGAGCTATGCATTGCGTCTGTTACAGCACAGAACCCCATTACGTGGGATTTACCAGCACCATAGCCAGCACAGAACAAAGGGTATAACGCTTCGCTATTTACGAACTCAGTCTGACTCTTTGTCAAACTTACTGTCACTTCCTTTGGCATACTCACCCTCTATTACAGCCCCTAAGCTAAGCTGTTCTCTCGTAGGGAGCATCTCTATTTTAATTGTTCTTATTTGTTCTTCGTGTTTGTGTTCAACTTCTTGCTTATCTACATAACCGGCTTCATTCTTAAGAGCCATGTTAATAACACCAGCATTGCCACTAACTTTACCACAAGCTACGTCACGTTGAACTTGTCTCCACCATGCAATCTTGTGTTGTTCACCTATTAGGTGAGCTTCTTCAAACTTCTCGAAGGTTTTACGCCATCCATTATAGGCATTAACCGTAACACCCCAAATGCTACAAACCTCTTCAATACTTAAACCATCTTTGCGTAGGCCATTTCTTAAATCTTTAGCATACTTAGGACGATATTTACTATTGCCGTGTTTATTCATTTGAAATTCTTTTCGAGCATCTCTCTGATCTCTTTAATATCGCGAGAAGTGAATTTAAATTCTGTTCTCATCTCTAATAGAGCTTTCTCAAGCTCAGACATTCTGTTAGCGTGCACTTCAAGCTTACCTTCAATCTTCTCTTGTTTAACTTCTAGCTTTTTATACATATGAAAACATAATGTTCCTACAGGTGTACCTATAAGAAATGCTAATTTTATTATTTCTATAAGACCCGTTTCCAATTGTTATTTCCTTGCTTCGTCCAATGCAGTGTTTAATGCATCAACTTGATCTTGTGTCATTCCTTGCGTGAAGAGCTTTGCTCTCACAGTGTCAAAGAATTTTTGACTATTAAATTTAGCTGCTGCGTAGCTCTTTATACCATCAACACCAATGTAACCGCCTAAGCCTATAGACAATACAGTCCAATATTCTGTAGGTATTGGTAAAGCTGGGATATCATAACCAGCTGCTCTCAGTATAGGAAATAAAACCCAATTAACAGGATATGTTAACATAAGGCAATACATTAAATGGGGGCGCCAGTTGCGTGCTGCGTAGCTTTGACTATTAGCTTCTGCTACAATAACTTTGCTTTGGCTTTCCATTTTAGCTGCATCAGCAGCGTCTTGTTGAGCTTGTGCTTGAGCAAGAACCTTCTCCATCTCAATCTTGGCTTCGTCTTGCTTGGCTTTGTCGGGAAATATTCTGTCAACTAATGTTGAGAACAATGGAATAAGGGCTAGGAAATTCATTTATGAGGGATTCTTAATTTTTTATTTTATAATATAAAGCTACGATTTTATCTTTTAGGAAACAACCAGCTACGAAACCTACACCACCTGCAATTAATATATTTATCATTTGTATTCTCTTTTTGAAATAGATAAAGGAGCTAAGAGATCGTTGGGAGAGACTATCGTCATGAATATGAACATATAGCTACGATTTAGCTCCGTTTTTTATTTAATTATAACATCTATTTTCAAATCTGTCAAGCTTTTTTAGCATTATTTTCATTATTTTTTGAAATTATGTATAAAATCATACTAGTTGGAAAATTAAATTTTTTTGCAATATTATCTATAGCTTCTCCAGCATCTAATTTAGAGAGTATTAGATTAATCCTATCTACAGGAATAGACTTATATAAAGACCATCTATTGACGATAGTGCCTAGATTATTATTTCTACTATACTCCAAATTATAGGCAGCATTGTTAGACTTATCTCCATCTAGATGTATAATCGTGTGGCTGCCTTTATATGGACCTATAAAAGCTTCTGCAACAAGCTTAGAAACACTTCTTCTACGATTTTTACCAATATTTACAAAATAATTTCCACCATCTCCTTTTTTTGTAACTACTTGATTACCTTGGTAATCTTCTATAGTTCCCTCGAAAGTTACATATAAATCTGCACCAAATATCTTCTTTTTCATAATTTACCCCTTGACAGATGCTATATACCCGTGTTATTATTGCAGTATCCGCAGGATACATACACAGATATACTACAGAGACAACTTAAACATCTCTTACATATAGCTTAACACATATCTTACATTATAGCAAGCCCTAAGGCTTGCTTAATTAACAAGTATGCTCTATAATTAACTTAGACACTACATAGGAGAATAACTATGGACTTAACAAAGCTAGCTCAAGGCTTAATAGAAGGTGTAGGAGGCATTGTTTGTGATAGACATGTCGAAGGTACGGTGCTGGTGCTAGAGTCTCTTATAAATGCTATACATAACCAATGGCATGAACATCTAATGCAGGAAACAGAACATGAGCTATTATATTCTGACATTCTCTGTGAATGCGGGAGATTATTAGAGATGAAGAGATACAAAGACTGTACAACTATAAAAAATATGTAAACAAGTAGTGGGCGTTTCGTTCCTGTTATATAAAAGCTTCGCCCACTGCCCCAACATTGTAAAGATATTGTAAAGGAGAGGACAATGATATGTTATAAAGATAAGACATTCTGTGCATCTAAAGGTCCACATACATGTGGTAGAGAATTAACTAAAAAAGACAAAGAGAATGCTATAAAGCTAGGGCTGCCTATTTCAATGAGTAAGTTCTGTGAAGGAGAGCGTTATGTTCCACATCAAACAAGACATTAATATAGAAATTAGTTTAGAGAATGTAGACGGTAATGTTGTCCTTAAGATGAATGATTTAGAAATAGGCTGGTTTGACGAACAAGGACTCAATCTTCTTCCTGACTGTAGCTATGGAGGAAAGATTCCTAAAACACTACTAGACAAGCAAGGATTTTTTAAAGTACTAAAAGCAACATAGGAGAATAAATGAACAAGACATTAGAAGACTTTGAGAACAGGGCTAGAGGACTGTTAAGGTTTATAGCTAATAGAGCTCACATTGACATAGCAGACAGGAGAATGGAGCTATTGTTCGATGAGAAGACATTGAATATTGTGGCCTCAGACCTATTAGAGATATACAAAGACGGCTGGGATAAATTGTGACAACAGATGGTATAGAATTCTGGATTGAAAGAGACGAATACACTGTGCGTATTATGTCTTCAAATATGGGACAAGAACAATTAACAGAATTTGTTATATTTTCAGACGGAACATGGGTTAAGAGTGTTAACGGTAATATACAGGAGAAGTCTTTATGACTATAGAATATATTGTAATAGAATTGAAAGACGGGATTAGTTCTGTTGTGGCTCGCTGTGATACGCTACAAGAGGCTAGAGAACATTTAATTAATGACGAGAGTAGATATATTAATTGTATTAACCCTAACCAATTTAAGGACTAGATTATGCCCATATATGAATATGAATGTAGAGATTGTAATAAGATATATGAAATAATACATAGACACGACAGTCAGACAAAGATTGTATGTGAACAATGTTTAAATCCTGTAGAACGTCTAATGTCATTAGGGGGATTTCGTCTGAAAGGAGCAGGATGGACTTCTAAGCTTAACCTACCACCTCCTGAGGGAGAATGATAAATGAAAGAATTTTTAAAATGTTTATTTAGAGTAAAAGAATATACAGGAACACGTCTTGTAATTGATATTAGTAAAACTGAGGGAAGACTGTATAAAAATAATGTTCTAATGGAAACTTATATTCTAGGATCTCGTCAAGGGGTTTATCTAGAATGGGACACTATAGTGGAATACACTTAATAATTCCTTAAGTATTGCTTTTAAAATATTTCAACTACGACTTACATCTCAAACGCCCCACCGAATGATTCGGGGGGAACACCCCCACCCACTTAGATAGCCTTTAAAGCTCCATAGAAGCTCTACACGAAGAGTTCATACACTAGCTAGTACTACCATAGCTTCTTATCCATATCTCCCTCCTTAGAGGCTTTCTTTAGGCCATATATAAATCCATACGCAATGAGGCACAACAATGAGCCAACGATTAACACAGCAATCATGACGAATACTCCTTAAGTTATGTGACATAATTGTCAATAGATTCTAGTCTTTACACATTCTTTACGAATTATGGGGAGATTTAGGTTGACAAGGCTCTCTTTCTCTGACATGTGTTAGCCCACATATACCACCATATATCTCCACCTAACTACTCACCATTCCATACTCCATCAATCAACTCCATCTATCACTGTTGTATTATCGATAGATTATCTCAATCTTATTCCAGTTAGTTTCTCTTCTAATGCCATCAATTGTCGCATTATCTTATTCATCTTTTGAGCATACTTCTGATTACTTCTACTCTGCTTCCGCATCAAATCCACACTCTGTTTGATCAATTCCGAACGCTCTTCTAAGTAATCTTGAGGAGATTTAATGGTAATCTTCACTTTTCTCTCCATTATTTATGTGTTAATTCCCACAATGTTTCTTCTTCTAGTATATGTCTTTCTTGTCTTGCACTATCTTCTTCTGCTTCTATCCTTTGCATATATGAATCAATCTTAAAATAAGCTATTAAGCTAACTATAAACATAATTGTGGTTAACATGTTATTCTCCATTTCTTTGTATATATTAAGTATGGCATACATTCTGTATAATAGCCATATTTAAATGTTAAATATCTGTAAATATTTATTAACCACATCCCTAATACCACTGTCTGTTGTCCTATCAATTCTCTTAACACCATATAATATATTACTATGTGTTCTCTCAAACAACCTCCCTATCTCTTCATACGTAAGGAATGTACATTCTCTTATTAGATAGTAGGCTATAGCTCTTGCCTCTGCCGTTCTTCCCATGTTAGGCCTTGCAATCAATGTCCCTCTAGAAAGCTCATATTCGTTCTCTATGCTGTCTATTATACTGTAGGCTATGTTCATAAACCTCCGCTTTCAATGTCTTCTACAACACCTAATAGTTTCTCAATGAAGGCAGATTCTCTCTCCTCAAGAATAACTATTTTCTCTTGAAGCTCTGCCACCTTACTTATTAACTCATGTATAACTCTATCTTTATCCATTCTCCTTCTCCTCATCATGATCGTAGTCATTTCCACCTTTAATCTTTCCTATATATCCACTATAAGGAAGAAACGCTAAGAATGCTTGTGCTTCATACTCCGTATTAAATATATGTACAATTTGTCTTGATGCTTCGTCGTACACAGCATATAAGTATTTCATAATGTCTCTCCTCTATTTAACATTCTTTTTAAAGCCTGTAAATTCTAATGTGTCATTATTATATTGTGGTTCAAATCCATCCCTTAAATAATGATAGAAATCTTTCTTAGCTTTTAATTGTTTCCATTCTTTAAGCACTTCGTTTAATGAATATAACATTTTATTCTCCTTTAATTTCTCTCTTATTGTAAGTATAGAACAAGAAAAAGGGCTTGACGCCCTTTAGAATGTAAATAAAATGTAAATTTAGCAGCCAAATCTTAGCCAACGTAAATAATCTGCAGGATGTGTATCAGCATCTCCCTCGTTATTACGTCTCTTTAATAAAGCAGCTCCTCTACAAACATTGTAATGTGCATTACGCATATAAACAGCTGCCTGCATATCTGCTGCGTATTCATGTGCGTAAGAACTATTTCTATGCTTTAGGTAGTGATGTCCTAATTCATGCCCTAGAACTCTTGCAAGCTCATCCTGGTTTCTAACAGTTCTTAGCATAGCTGTTGTTATTGATATACCATCCTCACCACTCCAAGCATTGGCGTCAGAAGAACGTACAATGTGTAATCTTGGAGCATTGAGAAGGTTATTGTCTTTAACTAGCTTGTTATAAACTGTGTAAACCATCTTTATCGGATAACTATATGTAGAACACCACATTAAACATAATGCAACAATTAAAGCCTTTTTAACCATTATTAATAGCACCCAACATTCAGTTCGTTATATCTATAACCATATGTTGGATGGTCAAAGCCTTGATAGTTACCTTCTGTCTTCTCAAACCTATGCCATAGCTCTCTACCATTACACACACTATAACCAGCCTTAAGCATGTACAATGCCCCCATCTTATCTGCATTAGCTTCAGCAACAGATGTTGTTAGCTGATCTACGCTGAACTCAGGGTATGCAACATGTTTAAGCATGTCATGTGCTATCTCATGTGCAAGGACAAGAGCAAGTTCATCATCATTCTGAACATAGTCTAACATACCACGATATATAACAACCTTTGTACCGTCAGTGTAGGCGTTGATTGTAGGGTTTTCTTCTAGTACCAAAACCGCACCGTCTTGTGTCTGCCCTGTTTGAGCTAATAACTTGTCGTATATCTTTTTAACATCCTCCTTAGAATATTTATGTTTAGGTGTGTTATAATATTCATATGTGAACACAGTTCCTAAATATGCTACAACAAAAACTATCACTAATATTATCAATTTACTTATAAACTTCAAACAAATCTCCTTACGTTAAGTTAAACCTTCTTCCCACCGTCAAAATCATAAGTCAACCAATAATTTAAAGGTAAAGTTATAATTGTGTAGATAGAGCCTAGTACAAATTGCCGTAATGTCGGCATTTGATTTTGAATAATAAAAATTGTAAAAAAGAAACTCACCACCCACCAAAGTTTAGTTATTATCATGAATGATGTTTTAGGATATTTACTTATTAAGCTCATAACTTACTCCATTTCTTATAGGAATATATGTTTGTAAAGCAGTATATCACTGCCATAGTGGATATACCCATTTGACCACTACACATTCCTATGTAGAACATAAGAACCTCAACTACTAAAAGTAATAGAAACCCCTCTCTTCTTCTATGTGCTAACAATATCATTGAAATTAATGCTAACACAGGGTATAACATATTAGCTATTAGGAGCATAACTAACCTCCAATCCCTGTACTTCCGAAACCCGATGAGCCTCTCTGGGTGTTGTCGTTAAAATCTTCTACAATATTCCATTCAGTTTTTATAACTGGTATAAACATAAGCTGTGCTATCCTATCCCCAGCTTTTAGATTTATAATTTGCTCATGATTCCACTTTAAGTAGTTCATGTGCTGACCTGTAATAACTTCGTTTCTATTCCAAGCACTTATGATTAATTCACCTTGATAGTCTTCATCAATAAGTCCTATTGTGTTAGCGAGCACTAAGCCTTTAGTCCCTAAACCACTACGTGGTAGAATAAGACCAGCGATACCAGTGTTACTTCCAATCCATACAGCTAAACCTGTAGGTATCATTTTAGTTTCGCCTGGGTATATTGTAGCATCTTCTGTACAAACTAAATCTAATGCTGCCGAACCATCTGTCTGATAGCGCGGCAAACCGTTAGATTCTTGAGTGTAAAACTCTTTATTTAGTATTTTTATATCAATCTTCATACCTAACCTCTTAGTCATGAGCTACATCTGAGTCAATGTTATCTATAATGCCGTCTGGCCCTACATGAATATGATATTTCCAACCATTCAAATTATCGTATATAACATCACTATAATTGTTTTGTGATGGTGTACCACAAGCGGATATCATTCTACTTATTGTATCACCTTCGTTAATAAGGTGTGTACCACAACGCATTCCTGCGTTGCTGTTAAAGCTGCAGCCTAATCCAATCACTAGTGCAACTACTGCTAATGTGTCTGATGCTCTAATCATTTTGTATCTCCTAGTGTTTTCTTATACTTTAAGTATGGCATACAGCTTTAATAATAGAAAGGTTATTTACACAATCTTTACTAATCCAACAACCTTAACATATCTTTCCCACGCATCAGATGGTCTACTTGGTAGAGTATTGCTAAGTTTACTGCTTGCTTCCTCAAACACACTCCAGAAACTATCTAAGTGTGCTTCCCAATGACTCTTGCTTCTAACCTCACCGGTTTTACTTTTGTATAGTTCCATGTTAATCTCCGCCTAAGTTGTCGTAAACTAAAAAGTCTTTAAGAACTTCAAGACATCCTATAACTTCAAATATACTATCGCCTGCTAAAATCTGATACATACTAGCATCGGAAGAAATACCTCCTACAAACAAAACGCCTGGAGTAGAATTTCTTTGTTCCTTAGTTAACTCTTCTAAATGTTTCTTAATAAGATCTTCATAAGTTAACTGCCCTTCTTTCTTGGTTGTATCAGAAACTTTAGTTAACTTAACTATTTTATTATCTGTCATTGTCTTGTTCCTTAGTTAGTTTAGCAATTTCTCTTTGTAAATACCAGGCTGCTTTCTCTAAATCCTCTATCTTTTTCACATTCTTTACAATTGAATCATCTCCCCCCTTAATTCCAGCTCTCCATATATATTTTATAGCGTTTCCTAGACAGAAGTTCATATGCTCTGTAATTTGTATGCACTCTACACCACTAGGATGGACATTATAATGTTTAGGATAGTTTACATTATCGTATTCGTCAAGGAATTTGTTTAAATCTAATACGCAATATTTTTCCCAATCCTCCCAGGTTTCATATTCGTAATTATCTTTTTTCATATAGTGATCAAATTTAATCTTGTCTTCTCTTTGTTTATCATAGTGTCCCATTAAATATCTCCTATAATTTATTAGCAGCCCAAACACATAAACGTGATCTAATACCTTCAGGAAGATTAACCACTTTTATAAATTCTTCCGTATCTCTATATTGCAATAAGAACGCTAAGGCATTGTTTTCTTTACTTAATTTCTTATTATCAACTTGATTAGTGTCTCCTAGACAAACAACCTTTGTATTCTCTCCTGCCCTAGTAATAAGCACCTTCAATTGAGAGAGGCTAATATTCTGAACTTCATCAATTATTAAATATCTTTGATTTAGACTTCTACCACGCATATGTTGCATTGCTAGTATTTTAAGCTTAGAGGCAATGAACGCTTCTGTTTGTTTAGAATCTCCTATAAGATATTCCAGGTTGTCAAATAATCCTCCACACCATGGATGCATTTTTTCGTTAATATCCCCAGGAAGGAAACCTAAGTCATCTCCTACAGCTACTGGTGCCCTAGTAAATAGAATTTCCTTATACTGTTTACTCTCTAAAACCTGCTCTAACCCTGCTGCTAGAGCTAACAATGTCTTACCACTGCCAGCTATACCCTCTAAAACAACTAAATCAACTGAAGCATCCATAAGCTGTTTTAGAGCTTCTTTCTGACTATCACACTTAGGCTTAATACCAAATACTTTCATATGTTTTTATCCTTCACAACTGGTGCAATTAGTAGAATAGTTTACAACATCCCCTGATGTAGCTGAGCTAGAGCGCACGTAGTATAAGGCTTTTAATCCTTGTTTCCATGCTTCTATATGCCACATATTAAATACATCTTTGGGAACATCATAAGTACAATATAAATTAAGACTCTGTCCCTGGTCTATGTACAACTGACGTGTGCCAGCTAGATTTATAAGGTCTAGTTGATTAATCTCTTTTGATGTTTTAAATACCTCCTTAACGTACGGGTCTATGTCTAATTGTTGTACACTACCTTTACTGTTAACGACTTGCTGCCACATATCCTCATTCAATATACCTAAAGCCTCTAACTCTGTATTATGTTTAGTGAAGGAACGCTTAGAGCTTCTATGTAAGTAAGCATTACTTGATATAGGATTAATACCTTCACTAACAAACCCACTGACGATACTATTACTGAATGTAGGAGCAATTGCTATTGTATGACTATTACGTCTACCTAAACTCTTAGTCCACTCAGGGCATCCTCTTTCACTGCCTAATGTTATAGATGCTTCCAAGCTTTGTGTCTTTAATTGTTTAAATATCTCTAAGTTCAGCTTAGCTGCTTCTCTACTACCCATAGGCAACATCTTTTTCTGTAGTAATGTATGCCATCCTAATACTCCTAAACCTAAAGCCCTTGATTTAATAGAGAATCTTACAGCCTTCTCTAGTCCTGGAAGTAATGAAGCTTTATTTATAAACTCCTCCATTATATCATCAAGAAATCTTATAGCTACACTCACTACATCTGTATCTTTCCATTCATCATACTTAGTTAGATTTAACGATGAAAGACAGCAGACAAATGTATGTTCTTCATCACTATGTAGCATAATCTCACTACATAAGTTAGATGCTCTTACATTATAGCCTGGAAAATCTGGAAAGTAAACATCTTTATTAGCATTTCCTGAATAAAATATGTAAGGCTCACCCATTTCCAGTCTTTCTTTGAGAATTTTAGTCCATATTGTACGTTCGAACTTCTCTCCATCTAATAATTTAGTCATAAAATCATCTGAAACTTTAACACCTATATTTGTATCTAAACATTGGTTACGTGGATCACCTTCTGGCCTACGAATACGTAAGAACTCTTCAAAATCTTTGTGGTATGCATCTAAGTATAAAGCTACAGCACCACGTCTAACATTACCCTGACGCACCTTATCTATAATTGTATCATATAACTTAGCCCATGCTACTATACCATTGCTATTACCATTCCCTCGTATAGGCTCACCACGCCCTCTTAATGAGGATATGTCTACTGCAGTACCACCACCAGCTTTCGTAAGCCTAGCAAGCTCATAACCCGTTTCAAATATACCGTCTAATGAATCTTCTGCTACAGAGCTAAAGCAAGAGATAGGCAACCCTCTATCTGTGTTGTAATTCGCTAATACAGGTGTGCTAGGACAAATCCAACCTTTCCATAAATACTCATAAAGCTTATTATTACCATTAGCTATTCTTACATACGCATCTTTAGGAGTTTCATTGGGTAGAGCACTCTTCTGAAATTGTTCATAGGATGCGTCTGTCATCCAATCTGGTATATTACTCATTCCACATATCTCCCCAACCACTAGTCTTAGCATACTGTGTCACACGACTACTAAAGAAGTCAGCGTGCTGATCGCCAGCAGATGCTAGGTTGAACCATGCTAGTTTCTCAACCTTCTTCTTATCTATCCTATATTCTGGCTTCAAATGTATAGCTCGTAACTGATTGTTCATTCTCTGTCTAATAAATTCTTTTAAATACTCAGGATTACAATTAGGTAGTTCATTATTTGCGAACACAGATTCAATAAACTTATCCTCAACTGCTACAGTTAGTCTACCTGCTTCATAAATCTTTTTCTTTATATCATGCATGTCTTTGTTTTCTTTCATAAATTGATTAAACAACCAAATACCTGCCTTACTATGTAAGCTTTCATCCCTTATAGACATTTCTATTATCTCACCTAATCCTCTCATTAAACCTCTTTGAGCGAATGATAATAGTATAGTGAATGCTGAGAATAATGCAACACCTTCACCAAATGCACTGAACGTAGCTAACGACACTGCTAAGTCTTTTCTCCATTGGTTGTATTGTTCGTCATCACTGTTTAATGAATATTCATCTACCTTAAAAACTTCTGGAGGCTTGGATAACTGCCCCAATCTTTCCATCACAACTTCATCCTGCATAAATTCTTGAAAATTATCTATTCCTAATGTATCATTTAAATAAGCATATGAGGCTATGTGTATTGTCTCAAACGAGCTAAAAGAAGCACACATCATACTAATTTCTGGAATCTGAAACACAGCTCCTAGGCTTCTCCAGTAATCACCTATAAGAACTTCGCTCTGTACAAATGATTTTAATATGTTACCTATTATATTCTTTTCTGACTCTGTTAAATTAAATTTCCAATCATATATATCTGCATCCATATTAATTTCTGTATGTATCCAGAACGAACTCTGCTGTGTAAGCCAGAAATCATAAGCCTCGTTATACTGGAAAGGCTTATAATAATTTCTAGGTTCTAATAACATTTTTAGCTCCTATTTTCTCTATACCATGTAGTGTAGTGTTTCTTACACATTCTTCTAGCACTGTGTTTATTAGTACAACCAGTCACTACACACCCATAAAAATCAGGTTTTCTTAGAACTGTTCTTCCTTTCCTACTCCTATCTAAAGCATTATCTTTATAAGTCCCTATCCATAGATGTTCAGGATTTACGCAACTAGGATTATCACAAGTATGGCATATTATTTTACTCTTATCGAATCTACCATTGTATATCAAATAACAAAGCCTAGACAATCTAAAAGTCTTACCTTTATATTTTAAATTTGGGTAACCATTTTTATCCTTATATCCACGATAAATCCAACACTCATTTACAATATCTATGTTATTACATATAATATATTTTATATCTCTTAGCTTATTCCTGCGCATATCTGCGCCTTAAATAGTGTAGAGAGACTATCATAGGGTCAAACGATCCTTCATGGACATCATGTAACATTATAACACCTCTAAAATGCGCATTACCTTGATAACCCTTGTAGTCCTCATCATGTTGATAGCATGCTCCTGCAACTATACCCCATTGCTGCTGTCCTGTCAAGGTAAATCTTGTAGCAACATCTAATGTCTGCTTATGTCCTACACAAAACGATTGCCCCACTTTCGTAAGTTGATTAAGAGCTGTACCAGCATAAGGCTTGCCTGACATAGGGTTGGCAAGATAATGCACATAAAGAACTCCATCTATAACAACAGGCTTAAGAAAATCATGCACCTCCCAATCACCATACGGTAAATCATCATAACTAACTACGCCATCAAGCTCAGGATTATCATTGGTAACTCTCGATATCCTTTGCTCATGATTGCCTAGCGTCATAATCATTTTAGGCTTATATTGTTTATGCTTCGTAGCTCTTGCTCTTTCATTATAGTCTCTAAGTGGCCCTAAAAGCAAGTCCATAGCTTCTTTAGCTGAAGCAATATCTGCCTTATATCTCCTACCTTCAAAGCTTTTCTTCCCTTTGTCGTAAGAGCTTAGAGATTCCATATCTGCAAAATCTCCAATACAAACAATAACATCGGGTTTTTTATCTACTATATATCTACCAATCCACTCACAATGCTTTAAATCAACTCCTGGCTTAGCTTGTACATCAGGTATAAATAAATGTTTTATTGGCATAATTAATCCCACATGTGTTCGATATATTTATGTAAGTATTTCCAAGCAGCCTCTTTCAAAGCCTTTTCTTCCTTATCTTCTCTTTTTTGAGCAACATGTGTCATCTTATCTATTCTATCTGCTATTTCTTTAGAAGGTTCTTTATAGTTTCTAAGGAAACTATATCCATATTTCTTATATAAATAGCTAACTGTTTTATTTGATGTATTTTCTAAATAAGCTTTACGTAATAATCCTGCCGCTGTAAAAGCTCTTCTAGCACACTTACCACTATTAACTGCATGTCCATGTTCTTTTATATTCTTAGCTGTGGTTTCTAATAGCTTTACAAATATTTCTATATTAAACGTGTAGTCCCAAGCTCTATAGCCCCATGCAAATCTAATAAACATAGGAAGGTTACATATAAAGGCAGAGATAGAATACCACCAATTACGTATGCTACCTATAAATGAGTTATTATCTATAAACTCTGTTATGCGATCAAATATAGACACCTTGTGACCTTGAATTTCTTTTGTATTTCTTCTAAGCATCCTGGTTAACCTACTCATTTAATCTTCTCCCCATTAGTCTTAATTCTATGACATACAGAACATAGCTTCTGGTATCCTTCAACCTCTACAAAAGCATTTAAAACCCATTGCTCTAACTTACTAAAAGAACTCAAACCCCCTATAGGAACAATATGATCTAACTCTACACCAATATCGTTTTTCTTTGTTTTCTTAGGAAACCATTCTTTACAACGAGCGCATTGATGTTCTATTCTGTGTCTTCCTTTACCGGTCTTATTAGGTCTTGTATTAAGCTTCCAAGCATCATTAGCTGGCTTCCATCTTCTTGTGAGGCTCCTTAGGGCTGATAATATCCAAGCTCTAAAACCTGCTTCCGTCATTGTCTTAGAGCATCTTGTTTTCTCTACTCCCTTAGCCATCTATTCCTCTTCTTCTCTGTAAGGAGGAAGCTTGTAACCACACTGATAAGGGTTGTATGCATTATCCCACTCTATCTGCCAATCAAGCTTACCGGCATAATATCCTTTGTTATAGAGGTCTTCTAATATACCTGGCAAATCTGTTTTGTCTAAGACATTCTCAGCTATTGCTTTAAAATCTGGGAGAGTTCTAGTCATCTTTTGTATACTCCGGTTTGTATTCATACTTAGCTTGCCATAACTTAACTAAAGCATAGAATATATCTTTATATTTGTCAAATTTTGTACATTCAACTAATTTGCAAAGCCCTGGTGTTGCTGGACTGACACTGATGAATAGGTTGAATCTACGAGTATTTCTCGGTAGTTGTAAGCCGACTTGATAAGCAGCAAGCTGTATCCTATGATCATCATACTGCACCATATCTTTAACATCAGTTTTATCCTTAGTCTTGAAATCAACGATAACACAGTTGTTATTTATGTCTTCACCCCACAGATCAACTCTCCCCCCAAATCCATCCTCATGAGCAAAAGAATCTTCCGCATAAAAAGTGTAGTCTGGAAATGTGTTCTCTATGAGCTGTGTAGCATGAAATATATATTCTAAATCACTGTCTTTAATTTTATTACTTTGAACTTTAAAATGATTTTCCATTGCATCATGTATTTCATTACCACGTTTAGCAGCTCTAGAGCCAATCTCTCTAGATTTATTTACTATATGCTTCTTCCAACCATCTACATACCATTCATCGTTAAAGGGTGAGGCTATTGCAGCCTCTAGAATTTGATTTTGCAACCAGCTTATCAAGGCTGGCTTAGACTGTAAGTCCATTATAGTTGTTACGCTTGGAACCAAGCTCAGCTGCTTTGCGTCCCTTATTGTCGTAGGACGTGTATTACCATTCTTACCTACCACCTCGTGACAGCTACTGCCGTCCCATTTGTAGTAATGCATGTGTTCCCCTAGAAATCATTAAATACTAATGAATATAATGAGTACCCCACCATAAAAGTAAAGCCGCCTATGTTTAAAGCTATAAGAGCATAAAGAAGAAATATTTCAATATTAACTAGTATATCTAACATGGCGGCCTCCTAAAAGTATAACTATAGTATAGCATAGATTATTATAGATTACCAATCATCTGTAGTACTAACATCTGGTTCAGGGTTTAAGTCTTGTGCATAACCTTCTTCTAATGCATGTGGATTGACTTGTGCTAAAAGCTCTTTAACATCATTACCACCATCATTAAAAGATATTAAGTTAGTAATTAATACAGTGCGTAGACGAAGAACAGTACCCTTACGACCTTTAATCGGTGCTAGTTCTGCAGTGACTAATCCTTCACTGCCGTTAGCAATCTTATTAGTTATAGGTGCACCATTAGAATCTACAACAGCTGGATCAGGAAATGTATACTTACCTTTTATCTTACTAGAACGTAGTCTAATGTATGTAGTCCCATTCTCATCTTCTCTGAGCTCCGTTAGACGTGGTATACCTTTCTTCTTTAAATCATCAAACTGTGCTTTAGAACATTCAACTTCTATACTATAGCTGCAATTGTCAGGTTCATTTGTGTCTATTTCAAAAGGCTTACGTGCTTGTCCAGGAAGAACAGAAGCCCATCTTACTTTACCTTTGAATGTTATTTTTTCATTATTCATTATTATTTCTCTCCGTTAGTATAAAAATCTTTAGCGTCTAAATCAATTTGTTTAGTGGTTAGTTTCTTAACTATCTTTCCAACTGTGTTCACATCTTCTCTATTAATATTAGTGTGCACTAACACATGGTCTATTGTTTTAAGTATAAGACTCACCTCATCTTTACTGAGTTTAAATTTCATTATTATTTCTCCACACAAAATGCAATTGAATTACCTTTTGCAACATCGTTGTTAAATTTCTTAGCTGCTGCTTCACATGTTGCCTTAGTAGACATATCAATACTATGAGTATGACCATAGCCGAAGTTACTCTGTAATACTATCAATAAAATATAAGTGCTCATTATTTCTTCTCTCCTAGTTTATATACAATAACTTTAATTTCTACTAGGGTTGCTGCGAGTAATGCTAATACAATAGCTAACCCTACATCACCACCTAAATGAAGAAGGCAGTAAAATACTATAAATATGATTAATATGGCAGTAATCTTACCTATTGTTGCCGTTAGATTATACATCGTATTTCTCCATCTCTCCAAAGTTCGGTCCAATTTCTATGTCCACGGGAAAATTAAATGGAACATCTATGTTAAATCTTTCTAAAAATATCTTTGGTACATCTTCAACCACACTTCTTAAATACTTAAGGCAAGGTTCTAACACATCTGTACGTACATAAAACCATTTCGAATCGTGAACCTCATTAATCATCTTGATTCTGTCTTGCTTCTGTATTAATGTTTTTAGCAATGCTACTGTAGTGGCTCCTTGTATGCTGGCTGCTGTCCCTTGCATAGGATAGTTCTTAGGTTGTGTGAAGCTAAAGCTTTTACGTACGCCATATTTATTAGCTCTACCTGTATCTAAGAATGCCCACTTCTGTCCTATGAAACTCTTGTAATACCCAACTCTTCTTAGGTTCTCGTTATTATAGGACACATTACCATTATTGTCAAATATAGGAAGTAATTCTACCTTACCTATAAATCTAGAACCATCTTTTCCTTTCTTCTGAGAAGCCGGGATACTAGACTCTAAACTAAGAGTAGCACTAGCTTCAACTTGATCTCTAACAGTGTCGCCAAAAGATGCTGCGTCACAATAAGTTTCTTTCTCTTTAGCAAATATAGTTTCTACAATGCCTAAGTCTAGTCCTGTACTCTCTACAACCTTCTTAGGCTGAGCACCGTAAGCCATTTGATATGATACCGTTTTAGCAAACGTACGTTGCTTATCCCAATGAGGATCTTTATCCACTTTACATAGTTGGTATAGCTCTTCGTAACTAATCTCAGGATTATAATATTGCAATCTAATAATATGCAGGTCAGTGCCGTCTAATAGATGCTGAATAAGAAGAGAATCATTACTAAGTAATGCAAGCACCCATATCTCTAGCTGACTGAAATCAATTTGCACACAAGTCCAACCATCAGGAGCAACAAATAAAGAATGTAAAGTTTTTCCAAACTTGTTTCTCTTGGAAACATTCTGCAAATTAGGATTGGAAGAGCTGAGCCTGCCAGTGCTAGTAAGAGTGTTATTAAAATTTGGGTATAAGCTCCCATCAATGCTCCTATCTATAAATGCTTGACAATATGTCTTAGCAGCCTTCTTATACATCATAGCTTCTTTTTGAAGACTGCAATACTCTTTCAGTAATGGGTTCTTTGTCTTCTCTCCAATTTTACGCATAACTCCATCATCAGTGCAATATAGCCCAGGCTTTTTACTTGCACTAGATATAGATGTAGGAACTCTAAATCCTTCGACCCATATATGTTTTTCCATATTCTTGTATCTTATGTTACCGTTTTTATAATACCCAATTTGTTCTCTCTCCACAATCTTAATATTACCACCAAACAATACAGCGCTCTTATGGTCGGGACTATTTATATTAAACTCTGGAAGTCTTGGATCCATCCAATACTTTTTTAATATCTCTTGTGCTTTCTGAAGATTAATTATATGTTGCTCATTAAAGTCTCTTAAGGTATGCTCACACTGTTTTAAATCTATTTTAATTCCTGTACATGTCATGTTACATATTGCTAACAGGTAGTCATTATAAAGCTTTATAATAGGTAACGTACCATCTTGTTTAGCTAGCTCATACTGTTTCTTAAATATTTTAATAGGTGTAGCACCGTCTGTTATACAGTATTGTTCATAAAGTTTAAAAAGTCTAGGACATCTGACTTGTGCTTGAACAATTTTATCTGCACCTATGCCTTTCTTATACAGATAAGAGATTCGGCTTGGCTTTTCTTTAGCTCCGAGATGTTTAAGTTGTAATTCAGCAAGAGAACTAAAAGCATGTTGACATCCTGTTATATGATATTCTGCAACTTGTGTGTCCCATATCTTACCTCCTCTTAGAATATACTCCTGTAGTTCTGGGTCATTCCATATATAGCATAGATCAAATCCTATGTTATGTCCAATTATTAAATCAACACCGTCTAATTTACACATAAGTTTTCTACGATAACCATTCTTATCATGGACTACATCAGTTCTATTTCCCCATCCAAATATCTGTGTATAAATATCATTCTTTGGATCACGAAATGTAGGGCCATGTATTGTGGATCCAATTGACGTTTCAAAATCCAGAGATAATATTTTCATTACACTAACCCCTTAGTTTTAAGTATTTGCCATCTAAGTTCTGCTCTCTCAGCTTGTAAATCATATATCTGTTCTTTAAGTCTTTTAGTCTCATTATAAAGTTCTAGAGCTCCATGCTTCTCATCTATAAATAAATCAAACAATTCATCATATGTCTTCTTTAGTACTATCATAATTTTTACATCCTTCTAGAAGTTTACCATTAATAGCCACTAAATAAGAATCAGCACCTGAAGTTATGAAACCTAATACTCTAGATTTAACTCCATTAGTTGTACCATACTGCAACAATCCTCTAACACCGTTAATATTTTCTATGAGAGATCCTTCCTCTACTGACTCTCCTAACGCATCGTTACCTACAATCATCATTATCTCTCCTCATAACCTATGATTTCCACATCACAATACACTATTATTTCTACAATAGTTCTTTGTATAAACTATACTTCTCTTCAAGCTTGCATGTAACAGAGACATGCTTCCCTCTCTTCTTCTTAGTTGTAGTGACATATCGTAAGCCAGGTGTATCATCATCCTGACCAATCATAATCATACAGTAGGCTGCACCTTGTTTACCACCACCTTTAGAACCAGCGGTATCCTTCTCTGTTAACCACTTACGGTGCTTAATTTGCCCGTCTTCTGTTCTGTAAGAAGTGTTACCTGCCTGTGTTGTACCTATAATGGGAACGCCGTCATTAGCAATACTTCTTATTTCATTATATATCTTAGTCAGGCATTGGATATCCAAACTGTCCGAAAGGACGTCCAACATATCTATAATAATAATACATGGGTTATACCTCTCTATCTTATCTTTAATCTTATACATATCCCTAGGGCCTCTTATAGACATTCCTATGAATAGCTCTTCTAAATAATTCTCTGCAAAATGCCCATTAACTTTCTCGAATCTTTCTACAATCTCTTCAAAGCCTCCAATACATTTCTCTTTGTACAAATTAGAAAGAAATCTTCCTGCTAGGTCTTCTTTAGTATCCTCACTAGTACAGTATAATATTGGCCTTGTATCTCCTCTGGCATGTAGTTGTTTGAATACATGTACAGCCTGTGACACACAGAATGCACTCTTACCTGCCCCCGAGTCAGCAGAGACGAGAATAAACTGCCCCGGCATTAAACTATTAATACCTGCTTGTAATGCAGGAAGGAACCACGTTAGTCCATTAGAGGTGTCTAATTTTGATAGGTCGACATTGCTCAGTTTAAAAACATCCTCATCACTACTCTTCTGGTATATCTGTAGCTGATCTTTTAAACTTGTCACAACTTCTTCTATCTTATTATGGCAGAAACCGTTTTCAACTATCTCATTTATTTTGACAATTGCTTCTCTTTCAAGCAGAGACGTGTACAATGAATTTCCAATTTCCGAATTAGAAATTAGAGGAAATACAGTGTCTCTATAGTATATAATATCCTGCTCATCAAAATCTTTAGAATGCCAGTTTTGAGTGAACTCGTTATGGAATAATTCCCAATTAATATCCTCATTGTACTTTTCATAGTATTTCTTATAATCATTAAGCATTACGTTAGTTACAGGTATTAATCTCTTATGATTAAGCACATTATAGAACTTATCGAAATTCTTTTTTATAGACATACTCTTCAGTAATGAAGCCTCTAGAGTTATGTCTTCTTGTTTAATAGTCATTACCCCTCCAGAAGTTCTGGGTTCTCGTAGATATTACCTATAACAGTTACTCCAGGATGGCTTAATATATGATATAGACTACTCCAACTATACCCACAAAGCCACATACCATCTGAACCAACTGTAACTACGACTCGCTTTGGGTTAGTTCTGTAATGCTCTTGTAAAATATCATCTTCATATATTTCTTTGCCGTTAATATCTTTAAGGCCTGTGGATTGCATCCATATCCAATCATTACAATCACCCATAATACAACTCATAGGTAGAAAATATAATCTACAACTTTCTTCTAAATCAAATTGCCTGTATTCCTTAATGTAGTCCTTAGGGTAATACATTGTATCACCAGTATAGGCTCTGAATTTAATTTGCCTCATTATAATCTCCTTATTTTTCGTCTTTCTTCTCTATATAGAACCCCTTCTATTAATCTTAATTCTTTTCTAATATCTTGTAAATATATTCTTATGCTGAAATAGACGCACACCATAATAACCATCGAACAGAATACAACTATACTAAGCAATAATGGTATCAGAGTTATCATTTATCTCTCCTTCAATTTCTTCATTAGATTTATCTTCTATTGGTATATTATATGACCTAATAACACAATCATCTGCATTATATTCATGGTCTAAAAATATCCTATCAATTTCTCTTTGTGCATATCTAACACCCTGCCCACTCTTAACTGCTTTATTAGCTATGAATTCTACATCTTCATTAGTTAAATCCAAGCTAGGAGCACCTAAAGCAACTAAGTCCAACATCTTCTTAGGAAGAATTCTTTCTTTAATAATATTAGTGTAGTCTTCTAAAGTAAATTTGTCTAGCTCTATAATCATATTTATACGACCTAAAAGCTCTGGTATAATACCTGCTTTAAGAATTTGTTCATCAAGAAGAGCACTTTCATCATTGCCGTGATGATCTTCAGTCTCATATGTAAAGCCCAACTTCTTAACT